TCAATGCAGGATATGGTTACACACAAACTCCAACAATCACTGTTTCTGCTGGAACCACTGTTTCTACTGGCAACTTTGTCTTTAATGAAACAGTAACTGGTTCAATATCCAATGCAGTTGGAACTGTTAAAAATTGGGATTCTGAAACCAGAGAATTGAAGGTGACAGGATTTGGAACTAACTTTATAGTTGGTGATATTGTAGTTGGTGCAGCATCAAGTGCAATTTACATAGTTTCAAACAGAGAAGAATTTGAAACAACATCTGCATATGATAATTCTGACATTATTGAAGAAGAAGCAGATAATATTTTAGATTTTAGTGAAATTAATCCTTTTGGAGAAGTTTGACTAAATACTAAATAATGTGAAAAAATAAGAAATGTTTGGTAGGTATTTTTATCATAAGTCAATACAAAAGACAGTAACTGCTTTTGGAACTTTATTTAATAATATACAGATCAGAAGATTTGATGAGAATGGAAATGCTTTATCTGTATTAAAAGTTCCTTTTGCTTATGGTCCAACTCAAAAGTTTTTAGCAAGAATAGAGCAACAACCACAAGGAGATAGAAAAGTTGCTCTAACTCTTCCAAGAATGTCTTTTGAGATGACTACTATTGATTATGATGCCCAGAGGAAATCGTCAGTTATTCAAACATTCTCTGCTCCAAGATCTGACACTGGAAAGGCTGCAAAAGTATATTCCCCAACTCCATATAATATTGGATTTGAATTAAATATTATGAGCAAAATACAAGATGATGCTCTGCAAATTATAGAACAAATTTTACCATTCTTTCAACCATCATTCAACATATCTGTTAGAATGATTCCAGAAATTAATGAAGTTAGGGATATTCCTGTAGTATTAAATAGAGTTGGATTTAGGGATGATTATGAGGGAGACTATACCACAAGAAGGATTATCATTTATACCTTAAACTTTACTGCAAAAACTTATCTGTTTAGTGAAATTCCTTCAGATGATCAAGGACTTATCAAAAAAGTTCAAGTTGATTATGCTACAGATGCTATCTTAAATGCAAGAAGGGAAGTTAGATATACATCTACTCCTAAAGCACTTGAAGACTACAATGGAGATAATGTTATCAATACTGCTGATGACCCACTTATTCCATATGGGGATGATTTTGGATTTAACGAACAAATCATAGATTTCCAAGATTTTAAAGATTACAGTAGCAGTCAAGGAATTGATGTTGATATATAGTGTATGGATAAAAAATTTTCAAAGTTAGAAAAATCTTTAGATATAGAAACTACTTTAGTTCCTATATCTAAAGAAGTTATTGATATCAAATCTACTGATGTTCCTAATGATCCACAAAAAGATTATGAATATAGTAGAGGTCAACTCTATAGTTTAATCTCAAAAGGACAAGAAGCAGTTGATGGTATATTGGAGATAGCTCAAGAATCTGGCCATCCAAGAGCATTTGAAGTTGCTGGTCAATTAATTAAATCTGTTGCAGATACTACAGATAAATTAATTGACCTTCAAAAGAAAATGAGAGACTTGGATGCACCTCAAAAAGGACCTACAACAGTCAACAATTCACTTTTTGTAGGTTCTACTGCAGAACTATCTAAACTTATAAAACAAGGTCTTCTAAATAATGAAGAAGAATAATATTCTATAAATGAAAGACCCAAAAGGACCTGTAAAATCATATAAGACTCCAGAAGAAATTGCCCAAAAGCATAAAGTTTCTTTGGATAAAATTATTCAACAGGTAAAAATGGGAACCAAAGTTGAAGGTGAGCACACCACAAGCAAAAGTGGAGCTAAGATCACTGCCCTTCAGCATGTGGATGAATTACCTGATTATTATTCTAAACTAAAAAAAATTGAAAAAGTCAAAGAAGGAAGTTTACATCAGTGGTTTAGTGGTTCTAAAGATAAGAGTGGAAAACCTGGATGGGTTAATGTTGTAACTGGAGATAGTTGTGCCAGTGACAAACCTGGAGAAGGTGTTCCAAAGTGCGTTTCTTCTTCTAAAAGAGCAAGTATGTCTCCAGAAGAAAGACGTTCTGCAGCAGCAAGGAAAAGAAGAGCAGATCCTGGACAACAGGAAAAGTCTGGTGCTTCAAAACCAACTTATGTTTCTACAGATAGTCCAAAAAAAATGAAAGAAGAGGTTATTTCAGAAAAAGACATCAAAGGCAAAGGAAGTGGTAAAAAGGATGCTTGCTATCATAAAGTAAAAGCAAGATTCAAAGTTTGGCCAAGTGCATATGCTTCTGGAGCACTTGTAAAATGTCGCCAAGCAGGTGCTAAAAATTGGGGCAATAAATCAGAGAATGTAGAACAGCAGTATGAAGAGGACACAAAGTATTGTCTGCTTTGTAGAAAGAATGAAAAAAGAGAAGAATGTTCATATGGTCCTATGATGTGGGACAGATATACAATTGCTAAGATTCATCCAGCAAATGAATCTAAAGTTTATGAAAGTCATAAAGAAATTGCTTCTGGCAAGATGAAAGATGAAGAAGGATATATGGCAAATATTGAGATGGACAAAATTGAAAGGTCTGTTCAAATTTTAAGAAAGATTGTTAAAAGTCCAAATATGCAACTTCCTGCTTGGGTTCAATCAAAAATTACCAGAGCAGCAGATTTTATTGATACTGCAGCAGAATACTTATCAAGTGATGAAGAAGTTTCTGAAGCATGTTGGACAGGATACAAGCAAGTTGGAATGAAGAAAAAAGGAAAGAAGATGGTTCCTAACTGTGTTCCTGCAAATGAAGATGCTTGTCGTTCTTTCTCACAATTTATGCAACTTACAGAAGTTGCTGCATGGCAAAGAAAAGAAGGAAAGAATCCTAAGGGAGGATTGAATGAGAAGGGAAGAAAATCTTATGAAGCAGAAAATCCTGGCAGCAATCTACAAGCACCTCAACCAGAGGGTGGACCTCGTAAAAGATCATTCTGTGCTCGTATGGGAGGAATGCCTGGTCCTATGAAAGATGAAAAAGGAAGACCTACAAGAAAAGCATTAGCACTCAGAAAGTGGGCATGTTGATATGAAATCATACAAACAGTTTCTTTCAGAGAGTATTACTATTCAAGGTGACTTTAATGGAACTTTGAACATTGGATCTCAACCAACTCCACAAAAAGTTGGAGAAGAATTTGCTGTAGATTTTGTTTGGCAAGGCAGCATCTACAGAGTGGAGATGGTAACTAATGATGGAATTCCATCAAAGAATGAATTAACAGAGCATCTTCAGAATGAATATCCTGGTGCAATCATTCATCACATTTATCCAGCAACTCCTAAATCATCAAACATTACAAAGGTAAATAGGTATCATCCAGCAAAATTAGAGTGGATTTAATTTATGGCTATTTGGAATAAAGTTGATCAAGATTATTTAAATCAAGAAAGATCTCTATTTGAAGTTTATAATGTAGCAACAAGAGATGGTGAGCAAGTTACAATTGATAATCCATTTCCAGTTACTTTTCCTCCCATAGCAACTGATGCATTTGGCAGATTGAGAACTTCTATTCCACTTACATTATTTGATTCATCTCACAGATATAGAGATAATAATCTTTGGAGTAGTTTAGTTGTTGGTACTGGTTCTACAGTAGGATTTGTAACAACACAAGGTTTAGTCAATATTGGAATAGGAACTACTGCTGGATGTTCTGTGATTAGGGAAACCACAAAAGTATTCTCTTATCAACCAGGAAAATCATTACAGGTATTGAATACATTTATAATGAACCCAGCAAAAGCAAATCTTCTTCAAAGAGTAGGGTACTTTGGTGCAGATAATGGAATGTATTTAGAACTTGATGGAGATACTTTATATTTTGCAAAAAGAAGTTTATCTACTGGAACAACAACAAAAATTTCGCAACATAACTGGAATATTGACACAATGCTTGGTGCAGGACACTTAAATCCATCAGGTGTCACATTAGATATTTCCAAAGCACAAATCTTATGGATGGATATTGAATGGTTAGGACTTGGAACAGTAAGAATGGGTTTTGTAATTGATGGAAAATTTATTCATTGTCATTCATTTCATCATGCAAACATAATTGAATCAACTTATATTACAACAGCATCACTTCCAGTAAGATATGAGATTGCCAATACTGGAATAACTACGAGTGTAAGTAATCTTAAACAGGTTTGTTCTACAGTTATTTCAGAAGGTGGTTATGAACTTCGTGGAATACAACAGGCAATAGGAATACCAATCACCACACCAAGAACTCTTACAACTGCGGGAACATTTTATCCTATAGTTAGTTTGCGTCTCAAAACATCACCAAATTTTTTGGATGCTATTGTAATTATCACGGCACTTTCAGTAATGCCAATTGCTACAGGTTTTTACAATTGGCAACTTAGAGCATCTGGCACTACTGGGGGAGGAGATTGGGTAAGTGCTGGTGATGATAGTGCTGTGAATTATAACATTACTGGAACTTCTTATACTGGTGGGAGAATACTTGGAAGTGGATTTTTTAGTGCTTCAAATCAAGGAACAACTCAAATTGATATTCTCAAAGAAGCACTCTTTAAGTTTCAGTTGGAAAGAAATGGACTAACATCAACACCTTTTGAAATTTCTCTTGTTGTTGCTTCTAATGCTAATAATAATACAGTAGTTGCTTCTATGGACTGGGAAGAGATTAGTAGGTAATAATTATGGCTGATAACATTTATCTTGGCAATCCCCTTTTAAAAAAGGCAAATACCCCTATACAATTTTCACAAGATCAAATTGTTGAATTTGTTAAGTGTAAGAATGATCCTGTATATTTTGCAAAAAATTACGTACAAATCGTAACCTTGGATCATGGTCTTCAACCATTTAAACCATATGACTTCCAAGAAAAATTAATTAAAAATTTCCATAGCAATAGATTTAATATTTGCAAGATGCCTCGTCAGACAGGCAAATCTACAACTGTTGTATCATATTTGCTTCATTATGCTATCTTTAATGATAATGTAAATATTGCTATTCTTGCTAACAAAGCATCAACTGCAAGAGATTTGTTATCAAGATTGCAAACTGCATATGAAAACCTACCCAAATGGTTACAGCAGGGCATCCTAGCATGGAACAAAGGTTCTATGGAACTGGAGAATGGATCAAAGATTCTTGCTGCTTCTACATCAGCATCTGCAGTTAGAGGTGGATCTTATAACATTATTTTTCTAGATGAATTTGCATTCGTTCAAAATCACCTTGCAGATGATTTCTTTGCATCTGTATATCCTACTATTTCTTCTGGACAATCAACAAAGGTAATTATTGTTTCTACCCCACATGGTATGAACCATTTTTATCGTTTGTGGCATGATGCTGAAAGAGGTAAAAATGAATACATTCCAACAGATGTTCACTGGTCAGAAGTTCCTGGAAGGGATGCAAAGTGGAAAGAACAAACTATTGCAAACACTTCAGAACAACAGTTTAAAATTGAATTTGAATGTTTAAGTGGAGAAACTTTAATTAATATTTGCGATAATAATAATAATATCCAACAAATTTCTATGGAAAATCTTTATACTCAAATGTGAATGTGAGTTTTTTGGATTATAAATAATAATAAAAATGTATTATATTTACTTACTTAAAGATTTAAACAATAATATTAAATATGTTGGTCAAACTAAGGACCCAAGCACCAGAAAGAGAGACCATAAAAATAGTAAACCCCAACATATTTTCGAGATTGTAGAAAAAACAATTATTGCAGAAGATGCAAAAAATTTGGAAATTAATTATATAAAGCAATTTGATACCTATAAGAATGGATGGAATAAATCTACAGGAGGAGAAGGTTTTGATAATTACGATAGAACTGGAATAGGTGGTGTAAATAAAGGAACCATTCCTTGGAATAAAGGTGTGAAAAATTGCTTTTCTGAAGAAACAATCTTAAAAATGAAGCAAGTTAGGAAGGGTAGAGTTTTTAGTAGAAAACTTACAGATGACCAAATAAAGGAAATACGCATTTTATTTGATACAAAACCAGATTTACCATCAGTAGGATTGATTACGAAAAATGGAAAAAAAATGTCATACATTCAAGCATTTTGTAAAGAATATGCTAATAAGTATAATTTAACATCACAAGGACTTAAAAGAATAGTTTTGAAGGAGTGTTGGAAAAATGTTTAAACTTAATAAAGATTTATTAGTAAAAACCCCTACTGGGTTTAAATCTTTTTCAGGCATTCAAAAAATTTATAAACCATTTTATCATTGGATAATTTTTGAGGATGGAACTGAAATAAAATGTTCTGAAAATCATTCTTTTGGGTTAGAAAAAATTAAAGCATCCACAATCAAAGTGGATGATATCCTACAAGGAAAAAAAATTGTATATAATGAAATAGTAGAAGAAGGAATATATCTTTACGATTTATTGGATGTTGGTGAAGATAATTTATATTATTCAAATAATATAGTATCACATAACTGCGAATTCTTAGGGTCAGTTGATACTCTTATTGCACCAAGTAAACTGAAGAGTTTGGTATATGATGCTCCAGTCAAAAGAAATAAAGGATTGGATGTTTATGAAAATTCAACTCCAGACAAAGATTATGTAATTACAGTTGATGTAGCAAGAGGAGTTGGTAGTGACTATTCTGCATTTGTAGTGTTTGACATTACTACTTTTCCTCATAAAATAGTAGCAAAGTATAGGAATAATGAAATAAAACCTATGCTTTTTCCCAACATCATTTATGATGTGGCAAAAAATTATAACAGTGCATTTATTTTATGTGAAGTAAATGATGTTGGCGATCAGGTGGCAGCAATTATTCAATATGATTTGGAGTATCAAAATCTTCTTATGTGCTCTATGCGAGGTAGAGCAGGTCAAATTGTGGG